GCCTCAAACAGCAGATATGGTTCAACTGACAATCTGTTTAATTATACTGATACGGAAAAGGAGGTGTTAAACAAGATCGGAGAAAATGAACTGACGTATTTTGGCAATTATTTTGATTGCGAACCTATGGGCAGTCAAGTTACAAACCTAAAAATTGTTAAAGAGGAGAAATAAGTAATGTCAATTTATGATGATTATGATGAACTCGAAGATGCCGAAGATGATGGCGACTTTGACGATGATGAATGGGAAGAGGATGACGAGGAGATGGTATTAGTCGTTACATTTAACGGCTCATATAAAAAATACCACTACTACACTGATGATGATACTCTCAGTAAAGGTGATAAACTTCGTATCCGACAGTATCAGAACAGAGAAACCACTGTAACTGTTGTGGGGTATAGTTCAACTGATGCACATGCCTCCAGAAAAATTAATATCATCGAAAAAATTAAACCCGGAAGAACAAATAAATTTAAGGAAGGAAATACAAACACCATGAAAAAGAAAACTACAAAAGTTGTCCAGAGCGCAAAGGGAGCCATTACAGAAGCCAAAGATGTTGCAATCAAATTTCAGAAAGGCAGTGCCGTTATCGTTGCTGTTAAAACTGCTATCAATGAATCAGAACTGGTACCTGAAAAAGTCAAAGAACTTGTAACTGCCGGTAACAAAATTTCTGATCTGATCATTGGCTTGACTCTCCAGGTCGTTGCTGAAACCTTTACAGATTCCGAAATCATTCAGGAAGCGGCACAGACTGCCAATTTTACTGGTGCTGTCAATGCGTCTGCCGATTTCACTATGCTCCAGGACATGATTGAAGGTGTTGTCGGTTCTGCTGTCCAGAAAATCAATCCCAAAGCTGATGATAAAAGCGATGTTGATGAAAATGTTGGTTCTGATATCCCTGCCGGTGCAGAAACTTCTGGCGGTAACGCTAAAGCAGAAAAATAAACCAACTTCACTATTATATTAATTTGAATACTTAAAAATAGGATTCTCTTTAATCTGGGGATCCTATTTTTAAAGGAGAAAGCATGACAACCACTATTTTGAATAACAACAAAACAACTTCTTTTGGTGTAAGTGATGAGCAAATTGTCTTGGATTTTAATTCAGAAATGTTGACCGTGAAAAAAATGTCTGAAAAATACGGTATCAAACAGGACATTTTAAAAACTCGCATTGCAAAACTGCAAAGAGCTGGAATCATTGGAAGAAAAAACAAAGTCGGAAAGATTGTTGCTCCTCCCAGAAAATTCAAATACAAGTATGATAAAAAAAACAAAGTCGGAAGTAAAATCTACGAACATGAGAAAAAATCCAACTCTAAAAAACCATCTCTCAGCGATATGCTTGGAGATATTGATAGTAAAGTTGAAAAAACCAGCATATCAACTCTCCACAAAGAAATGCTTGTGGAAATCCTTCATAAACTCATAGTGTAAAGAGAGGACACAAATGTTAAAAATCAAAAATGCCAGAGTAGCAAAAGCGATCAAATTGATAAATCTGTCCATCATTGAATTCATTGTATCCAGAAAGGGCAAAACAACTATCACAGAACTGGAAGAATTCATAAACATCAAAGAACTCAGCACCGATCTTGTTGCCAATCTGCTGAAAATTCTTGTCAAAGAAAACAATCTGAAAATTGACGGAGATAAGCTGATTGGCAGTGTTGCGAACCTTAAAAAGATCATGAGGGATGAACAGATATCATTGCCTTCCTGTTTCGGTCATCCTTGGAGTGAAGATGATTATATTGAACTTTCACGGTTGCAGATGGATGGGATACCAGTTCATAACATTGCCGCAAAAATGAAACGAACGGAACAATCTGTCCGTATGCAATCGTCTTCATTACGGAAAGCGTACAAACTGATCCCGATTGTGAAAAATAACCCAATCGTGCTTGACTTTGTGAAGACTACATCCTTTCCAAACGTCAACATCAAAAAGAATTAGAGGTAACAATGATCGCACCAAAAGAAAAACCAGTTATTGAAGGTGAAATGGATGGAAACGCTTTCTTTATTATCGGCACAATCAAAAAAGCATTAAAAAGAGCCGGCGCTGATGATGAATACATTGAAAAGTATGCTACGGAAGCAACTTCTGGAGATTATGATCATCTGTTGCAAGTATCAATGGAATATGCAGAATTTTAAAACAGGAGTATTAGAATAATGGATAAATGTTGCGAACTATTATTTCAAATGATGAAAGATTTGGTAAAGAATGCGGAAGATGTTGTCTGGCTCACAGATATTGAAACGGTGTTTGATCGACTTGTAGACATCTATCAAACATGCGGCGGAGATATGAATATTCTCCACAAAGAATTCCCTGATTATCCTATATGCGATCCAGCAAACACAGAAACTTTGATTTTTGATGAAGTCATATCAATTGATCCTGGCGACACGGTTCTATGCGATTGGTGCAACAAAGATTGGACTGCAATAGATATAAGCGGTGGTTTTATGTTTGAAAGCAAAGCAACCTGTCCAGAATGTGCGCCAAGTATGGAAAAGAAAATTGCTCAGTACAATGAAACGCATTTAATCAAAAGCAGATGTCCGGCAGATATGTCTTTTGCTGACTGGATTCGTGACGTAATCAGATGATTGGTCCGCCTGAACCAATTCATGAAAAATCAGGGCTTTGAAGCGTGAAACAGAAGGAGATTATTGCTAAATCAGTTTGAAGTTTGCCATGAGGCATTCTGGAGTAGGGCTTAGAATACATGCTGTTCACCTGTAAGCGCCAAGGGAGAAAAAATGACAAAATTTAATTATGACCTTTATAATCATTTTAGAAAAAACCCAATCCCAATTAACTGGGCAAAAAGAATTGATAAGTTTGTGCCAAGCAAAGGCATTGTTACAAAGCACGATTGGGATATGTGGAGAAAACTTGAAGCAAGAAGATCACAAAATGCCGCATATAATGCTTGCAGAAATACAAACGAACAATTAGGTGGTCTTTGGGCGAAACTTTATCATTGAAAAACGCTCTTTTAAGCGTGTTTAAAGTTTTATGCATGTACGTGTATCAGTTTTGTTTAAAACGAGCTTATTTCTGAGTAGGATTCAACATGAATAAACAATTAATCAACAAATGAAAGCAGTATTTGAATGTAATTTTTACAAACACATAACAAAGGGAGAACCGAATGGAATTTAAAGATTTCAAAACAGCAATCAGCGAAAGACTTGCCGAAATGACCAAAGAAAAAACATTGTATGTTACCGATGTTTCAAAAGATTTAATGTGGGAAAGATATCTGGAAAGTTTTCCAGAAGGAACAAATCCCATTTTTATTGAACGTACCGAACATGACTGCAACTGCTGTAAACAATTCATCAGAGATTGTGGTAACGTTGTTGCCATAAACAAAGATCTTGAATTTGAATCAATCTGGGATATTAATATCGGCGGACATTATCAGGCCGTTGCAGATGAGATGGCGCTTTTGGTAAAATTTGCAGGAATTAAAGATAAATACTTGCATTATCAGAAACGACTTGGAACAGACTTTAATCACAGAGAATTTGAAGATGGGAAAATAGTTAAATTTGAACATTTTCATTTCCTTCTGCCGTTTAAGTTTGTCAATCGTGACGATCTTGAAAGCACACTGTCGATGTATCGTGCAAATGTTCATGTTTTTAAAAGAGGTCTGGAAGAAATCACAAAAGAAGCATTGCAAATTGTTCTGGAACTCATTGATCAAGATTCACTTTACAGGGGACAGGAGCACAGAGTTGCCGTTCAATCTTTCATCAAACTGAAAGAAAAAGGTTATCTTAATCTTGCTACTCTCGGTGCTGTTGATAGATTCTGCTGGAAATATGCAACAAAACCAGGTGCACGTATTAGAAATACTGCTATCGGTACTTTGCTGATTGATATCTCAGAGGGCATGGATTTGACTCAGGCTGTCAAACGCTTTGAATCAAAGGTTGCTCCTGAAAATTACAAACGTCCAACTGCCTTGATCACAGAGTCCATGATCAAAAAAGCTCAGAAGAAAATTGAGTCTCTTGGGTATACGAATTCTTTGCCCAGAAGAAATGCCGTGATGGATGACCTGACCATTAACAATGTTTTGTTTGCTGATCGTGATACCAAAACATAAATAAACATTTTTGTTGATTTTTTAATCTAAAGTGTTTATTATTATTTAAAGTACAAATTTACTACAAACAAGGAGTTGAAAATGGCCGCAACAAGATTGAGTTTTAGTTACCCAGAAAAAATGAAAAAAAGATTGATAGTTTTGGCAAAAAAGGACAGCAGAAGCTTGTCTTCATATGTTCAAAGCATTTTGGCAAAACATATTGAAGATGTAAAGACGAAAAGAAAAAAGAAAACCAAAAAAGTCAAGAAATAAAACAAAAACTTTAATTGGAGAAAAACAATGGCAGATATTATTACATTAAAAGGCAAGAAAGCATTACTTTTGGCAGAAGCTTGTAAACTCAGCAAAGAGCAAAAGAAAATCAAAGCTCGCTTGGAAAAAATTAAAAAAAAGCTTGATTTGGAAAAGGGTTCTTACATGAACAAGGCAAACGACTCTGTGAATGTTTCTGAAACTGCCAAAATGTCCCCGATTGATCCCAAAAAAGTATTCATGTATATGAAGAAAAACAAACTTCGTGCCGAGTACTGGAAATGTGTGAAGGTTGCGTTAAAAGAACTCAGATTGCAGGTTCCGGAAAAAGTTGTTGACAAATGGGAACGAAAGATCAGTACAACCAAACGCTGGACTTTTAAATAGCAATACTTGTCTTGTAAAGAGGATAAAATGACTGTTAAATTATACATAAAAGATGGAGCTTACTGGTATAACTTACCACGATCAGCACGAAAAAAAGTTAAAAAAGATCTCACGTTTGATAATCCAGAATATGAAAATGCTAAAAAACAAGGCAAGTATATTGATCCTGATTTTCCAGATAAAATATTTCTCTTTCAAAATGAAGAAAAAAACTTCTGGACGCCTAAAGGTTATATCTATTATCTGAAAAGATTTTTAGAGAAAAAAGGTATCAAGCTTTTGGTAAAAGATAATTCTTCCAGATTTCACAAACTTGATATCGAATTCAATGGGACCTTTCGTGATTACCAGGAAGAACTTATTGAAAAGGCAACTAAATATCCAGTTGGAATGGTTGAAGCACTTACTGGAGCAGGAAAAACAATCACTGCTTTTGGAATAATCAACAAAATCAAACAGCCTGTTTTGATTCTTGTTCATTCAAAAGAATTGTTGGATCAATGGCAGGAAGGCATTAAAAAGTTCTTTAATTATGATTGTGGGATTATGGGCGGTGGTAAAGTAGATATCAAAGATATCACCGTTGCCATTATCAATACCGCAGAAAAACACGTTGATGATTTATCAAACAAATTTGGAATGTTAATCTGCGATGAAGGTCATCGTGCCGCAGGGAAAAGATTCAGAGATGTGATTAGTAAAGTGGAAGCAAAATTTCACTATCTGTTGTCAGCCACCCCGTTCAGGAGAGATGGACTGACTCTTATGCTTTATGCATTATTTGGTCCTAAAACAAAAGCTGATGTTAATCGTTTAAGAAAAAAGGGATATGTTCTTGTCCCTGACATTATTCGAGTAAGATCAAACTTTAGACATCTATTTATAAACTACTCAAAAATGATCTCTGCAATGTGTTCTGATGACGATAGAAACAAACGTATAGCGTACTATGCAAACAACGATTTTAAGAAGTATAAGCAAGCACAAATCATCGTATCAGATAGAAAAAATCATTTAGAGAACATACAACAGCATTTAAAGATAAATTCTGAAATTCTGACAGGCTCAACCTCGAAAAAAGAAAGAAAAAGAATCTCGGATCTTGTAAAATCTGGCGGTGTCGATTGTTTGTTATCCACTTCTCAATTAATATCTGAGGGATATGATTCTCCAAACTTATCAGCAATAGTTCTTGGCACTCCGATAAGAGATAAGAAAAAACTTATTCAGGTTATAGGCAGATGCTTGCGTCCATCAGATGGAGCAAATCCAAGAGTTTATGATGTGAGAGATCCGGAAGTAAATGTCTTGAAATATTCTGGATACGCAAGAGATAAAATATATAAATCGGAATGGGGGAAATAATGGGCGAAGTATCGAACGACATTTTAAACGGAATCATGTGTCAAGATTGTGGTGTCTGGATGGATGATATGTTTTTGTACGATGAAACAGGTGAAACAACAGGAATCAACGATACAATGTGGGAAAATCCTCCAGGACATCCAAGAACATGTGCAGATTGTTTAAAAGATGTAGAAAACCTGAAAAAAGAAGACGATTTAAGAAACGAGGAGTATTAAAATGTTCATAGGCACAGCATACTTTGCCAGTAAAATTGAAGCAATACGATGTTTTGAAAAAGACGGCATTAGTAGAAAAAGAGTTGAACAATATATCGAGGAAAAAATCATTCGAATCGGTGTCCCAAAAGTTAAAAGTGAATTTGATCTTTGCCTTGATGAAGATGGAAGATATTGGACAAAGAAAGTGGTAAAAAAGGGAAATGTAAATGAATCCATTTGAAACGTTTGAAAAATACAAAATTGATATACTTCTGTTACTTGTTTTGCTGTCTGTTTGCTACGGCCTGTATACTTATTTCAAGTTTTAACGTTTTATTAATACTGTGACATGCTTTTTACATAAAACACGCTTAAATGAGAGATTTTGAATATGACAAAAATAAACAAAAATACAAATATAGAGTCTTTAAAAGAATTCTGTCTCGGTGAAGAAACAATTAATATTTTTCCTCTTGAAATTCCAAAAGAAGGAACTAAAGTTGATGATTTTTATAATTTCCATATTCATAAAGTAAACCCTTCTACCATGTTCAACGTTGAATGCAAATCTGATATAAAATGTCCAATCTGTGAAATACTAAAACCCAAAACTAAATGGCAGAAAATAAAAGAAAGGATATTTAAATTATGGGATCTCAAATAATTCCGTTCATCTTTGCAATTGGATCTATAATTGCTATTCCAGCAATTGTCTACTTATGTGGAATAACTGTTACATGTATTCTGATCGACAAAGAAGACAAAACAAGCCCTAAATGCTGGAAGGATTTATAATGGCACAAAAAATAGGCGAAGGTCCAATTGGATTTGTAAGGGATATTGAGATAAATCTTGATGTGCCAAAGATGATTACAGTCATGTCAGTGAGTGAAGAACACACGGAACATATACGAGCGTTACAACTTTTCTCAAATTTAATGGATGCCGTTGTGATCAGAGCAATAGAACTTGAAGATGTTCAATTGCTGGAACTTATGGCAAAAATGAAACTGATAACTAAAAGAGAAGAGGATCCAGATAATGTGTAAAGATAAAATAAGCTGTTGTGATAATTGTGAGGATGGAATATTAGAAGGAATATGTCTCACATGTTACGGCTCAGGAGAAGGTATGACAGACGGATCAACTTGTTTCGCTTGCAAAGGCAGTGGAAACGAAATGAATTACTGTGATTGTGAGCGTGGCGATCAGAGATTATCAATGGAGATATTTTAAATGGACTTAGCCAAAAGATCCACTGGACAATTCTCTACCGACAAAGATTACACAGCTTTAAGAGAGCCTAAAAATATAGAGGAAGTAGAAGAACTGATAAAAAAGGCAATGAGTATTAACCGTATAGCTGAAATACACATAGGCAATCATCTATCTGTTCCTGAATGGCACGCTAAGTTCTTAGAATACCTGGCTCTGCTTGCTCTAAAATACAGACCTTGGCAATTTCACTGGATCAGTCAAGAAGATGGACAGGTTGATGTGAAATGGGTTGAAGTACATGAATGGTTATATAAATACAAGGAGAGTGAATAATGCCTACTTTTTGTGATTGCGAAACATGCAGAACTTTGAAGAAAAAACTTAAACATCCGCTTTGTCCTTATTGCAAAGAGTGGCATGATTACAGAATTGCTTGTCCTGAATATACAAAGCATGTAGAAGGGGAGAAAGGATACAGTGAAGGTGGCATTGTTCCTAAGAGTACTAACCCAGATAAAATGCTTAAACTGATTCAAAAAACACACTCCACTGGTGATCATATGATCAGGAAAGATGAACTTGCAAAAGCATCTGAAAATCTTGAAAGGACAATCAAGAAGAAACAATATGAAAAAGTAAAAGAGGACAGCACTCTCAAGGATAGATGTGAATACTACATAGAACTTGAAGGCGGTAAATACACTGTTTACCAAGAAAAGGGCGGAGCATTAAAAGCCTTGAGATATGGTGAACCTTGGCAAGACTTGTGCGGAAACAATCTTGTGTTCTATCTGATGGTAGAATTGATTGAAGCAAAGGAAAAAATCAATAATGCCTTAAAAGAATATGACTCCTATTGCGCTGTTAATGGTGACAATGTTGCAATGATTGTGAAAGATATATTGGAGGAGGATTAATCAATATGAAATATCCTAAAACAAATGATCAAAAATATTTCATGGGAAAACCTTGTCTGTTCACTGGAGAGTACTGCCGAGTTTATAAAAAGAAACGAATCAGTAATAATCCCAATGGGTTTGGCGGTGAACCAGAAGAAGTAATAAACACGCCAATAAAATGGGAAGTTCAAAAACACAAAGAAATGTGTGGATGGATTGTAGGGTTCGGTTTCTGTTTTAATGGTACAATTGTGAAAGAAGGAGAGGGTGATTTCTCTTTCTCATATTTTCGTGCCAAAAAACGTGTAAATTATGTTCGTGTCAGAGTTACTCCTCAGGGAAAAGAATTGAAAATACCACTATCATATATCAAAGGAATTAAATAATGAATCTGGGATCATGTAAAAAATGTGGTATGGTAGTTGATCTTGATAAGGTCGAGTTTATTGAAATGGAAGTTCCAGACGATCCCGAGGATGAAAAACTAAGGGATGAGGATGGATATCTTCCTTATGAAGTTGAAACCCATTACAATGAAGATTTGGTCTGGTCTGGTCGTGCTGGCGATCCTCTCGAAACATGGCAATGTCGGATATGTAAAGAGTTCAACGGGAAGGGTGAGGAATGATGAAATTGCACTGTTTTACCTGCAAAAAACCTGTGACTGATGAATTTCCTGATAATATGATTATTTTCAGAGGAACAGCAGAATGCCCTGAATGTGCAATGAAGGCTCCTGAAAAGGAAACTGATGCAAAGAATACAGAAGTTATCAGAGCCCAAAACGAACTGACTGATTTTATAAAAAAAGCTCAAGGTAAATATCAACTATCAAGAGAGCAGGTTAGATATCTTTTGACTGATAAATTAAATGATATGTCCAAAACAGATATGTGGTGGGACTGATGAGAAAAATCAAAAAGAAATTCAAAGGAATAAAAAGCAGAAAGAAGGTAAAGTCAGGGGATAAACTAAAACATAAACCAGATTATGAAGGAATTGTAATCAAACCAAAGCTCAAACACATTCCCTTGAAAAAATTGAAACCAATTAAGATCAAACCAAAACTTGGTCGTTGGTGTGAATACTACTCTGGACGATTACCGTATCCATCAGAATGTAGTTTCAACAAATCAATGCCTGTTTCTCGTTTATTCAACTCAGGCAAAATTACTATCATGCATGATCGGTCAAATTGTGTGAAGTGCAAAAGAGCACCACAGTTTATTCCCTGGAAACATGGTGATTGGGATAAGATCAAAGAAGCGATAGAAAAAGGTGAAGATCTTACAGATATGGATCCACCGATGGATAAAAGGAAATAAAATGGAAATTTTATATAAATTAAAAAATGGACATATATCAATCTCTTATGAAGCATTTGAGGAAGTAGCAAGCAGAATTGGTAAGTTTTCTGTGAATCAAATAATTTCATCTGACCTGCCAATGAATTTACTTTTTGAAATAGCAAGTGGTGGATGGACAGATACTTGCCAAACAGAATTAATAATGGATCATCTTGCAATAAAATATGTGGGAATGACTTTTCCATGTTTCGGTGATCCTGATGAATTGCAAAAAGAATTTATATCAAGATTAAAAAAATTAAAGGGAGAATAAGATTATGAAAGAGGCAAAAGCTAATGAAATTCAAAAATGCGCTTTATGTGATTTGGGCGTTATGAACAGTCATGTACCTGTGTTCTACACTGTGAAAGTAGATAGAATGTGTATTGATATGCAAGCTGTTAAAGAACAGCAAGCTCTTTCAGTATTGGTTGGCAATGAAGAAATTGCATCGGTTATGGGACCAAACAGAAGCATAGCTAAAAGAATAGCTGATGGAAAAGAAGTTTGGGTTTGTCAAAATTGTGCCTTATCTCTTGATTTGTGTGTTGGCGAAATGTCTGAAAGGTTTGGTGATACTGATGATAATTAAAAAACTGTTCGAATCAATTAAGGAAAACAACAGTCAGGAAGAAGTGAATGAACAAGTGCAGGATTTGAAGTGTGAATACGTCTGGGACTGGGAAGATGAATTTGAAAGCTTGGACGAAGCCTATGAAGAACAGGGCAGAAATGGAGCAGAGCATCAAGTCATCGGACATTTGATAAATTGTGCAATTCATGGATATCCAATAATGAATGACGACCACAACAAATTGTTTGAAATGATTGCAGAGCATTACGACCTGGAAACAAAATAAAGGAAAGTCAAATGATCAAAATAATCATAGAATTAATGGCCACAGTAGTATTCTTTATGTTCATATTTCCTAAAATTTTGTACTGGATTTGGCCAGAAGAAAAGAAGATCAAAGGCAGAGATTCATTCAGTAATGGTTATTTTATATTTGGCGATGAAAGAGATCTTCAACGACCAGATTACGACTCATATGAAGATTATAATTCCGAAGATTGTTATTATGAAAATGGACCAGACTGGTAAAGGATAAATTATGGGACTAAAAGATTTGATCTATTTTGGAGGATTGTTTCTTATTGGAATATCAATTGGATCATTTCATGAACAATTTGAATATTTCATATTCATTGTCGGATTTGGAGCTATAATGTATTATTTTGTAAACAAAGGATAAGAAAATAAATGAGTCTTTCTAAGGAATATCACGCTGAAACTGGATTACATTCACATTACTTTTCAAAACAGGGTTCTCATAAAAAAGGAAAGAAAGGTTTAGTTTATACAAGAAAATATGTTTGGTGGTTAGAAAACAAAGTAGGCAAACTTCGAGAAGCTTTAGATTACACAGGAGTTCCATTCGATGTAAAATAAATTAATCTTGGGAGGGAGTTAACACATAGGGTGGGCCAGAAAAGTTTAATATAGTTTCTTTTTTGGCGCTCCCTCCCTTAAACTTATAAGGAAATAAAATGGCAAGTAGAAAAATATTTCTTAAAACAGGACAACGATTTGGTAGACTTATAGTCCTCAAAGAAACTGACCCATATATCTGTGTAAAATTAGGAACAAAATGCAGACAATACAAATGCAAATGTATTTGTGGAAATACTGTAAATGTCCGTCTTTATGCTTTAATGACTGGAAAAACAAAATCTTGTGGTTGTTTACGCAAAGAATATAAAGGGAAAAAACATGTCAACAAGACAGTTAAGGAAAAAGTTAAAGAAACCTGCCATTAACCTCGCATACAATACTGTTATGAAAACTAAACAGGATATGAAATCAAAAGCTCACGAATTTGTATGTCATGGATTCATATCAGAGGTTGAGTATAAAAAGGTTATTGAAAGAATTAATACTTATTACAAACCTTTATTGAATGGGTTTAGAAAGGAAATGGACAAATAATTATGATGGAAAAAGATTACGAAAACTTACACATTAAAAAGGTAAAAACATCTGCTGTAGGTGGAACATCATGTCTTGATGGTATTCGAGATTCAATTATGTTGAGCATGAAGGAAAAAAGGGATGTGGAATATTTTCATGGCAGTAGAAAGTATGAAATCGGTTATGAAGAACTGATTGAAGTAATTCGACATGGAGGTAAAAAGTGCAAAAAGTAAGGTGGAGCCGAGAGAACGAAAAGGAAACAGCTTACAAAAGAAGATACCCAGATTCACATTACCATAACATAGTAACAAAGAAGGCAAAGTTCTTTGGAGCTTTGATGTATGCTGTTCTTGTTGCAGGCGGTGCTCCAAGCTGTTTCACTTATATGAAACTGAGAAACAGACCATTAGAGGAAGTATTGGATTCACTTCTTCCTAATCACGTTCACTTTAAAGTTTGGCATGAAAGGAAAAATAATGGCTGAATTTACCATATCTGAAATAAGCAAAACTCCTTCTTTGCATAAAAAATTCACCACTGTAATAGAATCTCCAACTGAAATAAATAAAGAAATCATGGGAGCAAAAGTGTTTGAATTTTATATAAACACAGGAAAAGAGGACGCTTATTGCAATGAAAGGGAAGAAATATATATTGAATTCTCAACCGGAAAAGAAATGAGAATTTTTATCAATGATGAAGGACACTTGCAAGTTTATACCGATTAAAGGAGAATATAATGGATCTGCATTCATTTGATAAGGCAAGAGATATTAGACGTATGGTTAAACTTAATCAGGATCGTCTTGCTAAATTGGAAAAAGTTAAAGAAATACAAATTGTTCAAGAATCCAGGCATACTTTCTGTGTTCATGATATGAAAAGGGAAATCACTGAACATGAATGTTGTGAAGATATTGATGCCATTCAGAATAGATTCATTATGGAGCTAAGAACGGCTATTGAAAAATACAATATCAGATTGGAAATGCAATTCGAAAATATTTAAAGGATTATTTTGAGAAGACAAAGAGATAAACAAAAAAGAATCCAATTTGATCAAATCGACATCAGAGAAGTTTTGGATGATTTAAATATATATTACACTGAATCTGGAAAAAACGTATCTGATGGTTGGATTGGTGTATCGTGTCCTTTTTGTGACGATGATTCAAATCATCTTGGAATTAATCTTGGTGGTAAAAGTGTTTCTTGTTTCAAATGCGGAACAACTGGAACAATAATTAAATACTTATCTGAGGAAATTGGTTCATACAGCAAAGCTATGAGCATTCTTGGGGATTCTGTTCCAAGAGAGATGAAAATATTTTCTGAAAAAGAACAGGAAAGAGCTATCAGTGTAAGCTTGCCTGCCGAAGCAACCAGAAAAATAAACAAATATCATGCTCAATATTTGAATAGTAGAAAATATAGTTGGAAATATTTAACTAAAAAATATGATCTGCATTTTACTGGACCAGTTGGTGATTGGAAAAACAGAATCATAGTGCCGATTAAAAACAGAGGAAAACTGGTAACGTTCACAAGTGTCAGCATTGAGGAAGATTCAAATTTAAGATACAGACATTTGCCAGATGAAAAATCAATAATATCAATAAAACATTCTTTGTATGGATTGGAACACGCAAGAAGAAATCCTATTTGTTGTTTGGTAGAAGGATTGTTTGATAAATATAGAATTGGCGATGGTTGTCTGTGTTCGTTTGGAACAAATATTACAGCGGAACAAAAGCACTTGCTTACCAGATTTACTAAAGTTCTGATTTGTTTTGATGGTGATCTGGCTGGAAGAGTTGCCGCTGAAAAAATAGCCAATGATATTAGTGTTTTCATTGATGTTGAGATACTTTATATACCAGAAGGCTCTGATCCAGATAAACTTGAAAAGGATGATATTAGGTTCATAAGAAATAAAATGGGAAGGGATTAATATGAAACCAAAAAGATTCGAACTATCTATAAAAATAGGAACAAATGGCACTTATAATTTTTATAAAAAATATACCACAAAAGCATCAGCAAATCGTGCCTTTAAAAATATAAAAGGAAAATGTAAGTCAAAACATGTCTGTGGCAAAGTAATAGATAAAAAAATTAATGCAACCTATTTGTTTATGTAGTTGATATTATTGGCTATAATAACGATTGACAGTATTATAAAAATTTAGTATATTTGAATTTCATCATATTTTTGCTTCGATGTAAGCTGGTTACTTACTGAGCGTTTGATGAAACAAGGGACACATTTGACAGGGTATACGAAAGACTCTTTTATTAATGGTCTTGATTGCCCCATGAATTTCCTAACCAGTTATTCACCCTGTCAAGATCGGGACCATTTATAAAGGAGTTTTTTTATGCCAAAATTTATAGAATATCTAACTGAACTAAATATCCCTTCTTACAAAATCTGTATGCAATGTACAGACTCTACAATTGATGGAATTATTCTTTCGTGTCTACTTAAACAAATGATTATAAAACAAGAAGCTGATGGAGTAATTGTACACGATAAAATAATAACTAAAAATTACATAAATCAAAGTGAACTACGATTATTTCAAGAAAATCCTCCTTTGTATATAAAAACAACAATAATAGCACCAGGAATATGTCAATACACAATTGACATGGACTATCTACTTACTAAATTTAAAAAGAGCATAATCTGATGCTTATATCAAAAAAGTTTGCAAGCGGTTTTCAGTCAAGTGAAAATTGTGTTAAAATAAGTCAATCATTTATGATTATGGCTTTAGGAGATATAAAATTTGCATCATACCTAAGTCAAATATTCTACTGGCACATTCCTTCAAAAGATAATAACAAATACAAATTAAGAGTAAAAATTGATGATGAGTTTTGGCTTGCAAAAGCAGACAAAGATTGGTTCAATGAATGTTTTATATCTTTTGATGAAGCAAGAAATGCAAAAAAGATGGCAATAAAACTTGGACTAATAAAAACAATAACAAGAAAATACAAAGGAAATCCAACAACACACACCACATTAACAGATAAATTTGAAAACGTATTAGAAAAATGTTCTGATTACCTTCTTGATTATGAGTTCCCTGATTCAAAAAAAGACCTAATTAAAATTGCAAAAAGTCTAAATATCTATAAAAAACAGTTATGTGTTAAAAGCAAAGTTCGTTCTGTGCAAAAAACACATAACGAACTGAGTAAAAAACACAAAACATTAACAGATACTACTATTACAGATACTACTAAAAAAAGAATTATAAATAATTCTAACGACCCTAAAGGGCCGATAAATAAAAAAAGCAAGACTTTGATCAAATCAAGAAAATTGACCAAGATTGTTAAAAAGAAAAAGACCGTTGATTCAAAAGAAAACGTTGATATACCAAAACCAAAATATAAACATTCAATAACTGACCTTAGAAATTATAATGAATTGCTTAGTTATGGAATTACAAAACATAAAAGTCCTAAAGCTAAAAATAATTCCCTTGATAAACTTCATGCCTTGTTTTCTTCTCAATGTAAAGCACCTTACAAAATAATTGATATTCCCAAAAAATATGATGACTTTGAATGGGATTTAGATACTCTGATTGAGGTCTTTGAATATCATATGAAACAAGCAGATAAATATGGTAAGAAAAAGATAAGATCTATTGGATCATTTATTTTTCAAGAAGGATTTAATGGGGGCAAATCTTGGTCCCCATTATTATTTTGGCATCAGAAAATGAATAGATCGGCTGAGGGTGAATTGACTCAAGAAGGTAAACGTTTCTTGTCTTCACTCAAACGAGCAGATGTGCATGGCATTGATGACATTGATTCAAGCATACTCAACAGAGTTGCAAAAGCAACTGAGCAAGTTTCCCAAAAATATGTATTTGTCGAAGGCGGAGAAAGAACAATGTCCTATCCGTTTGGCATCATTGATGTAGTGTCCAAATACATAAAAGAAAAAATGGACAAAAATTATAAATTCAAATTGGTTTATATTACAAAAAATGGATTTATTGCTGATGAATTTCTACCTATGGCTAAAGATCGGAATATACTGAAACTGAAAAACAACAATCGGAGCGTACTCGTATGATCCAGAGCAGGAACGTATCTGTAACAGAAGAAAAACGCATTTGTACTGGTCTAATAACGTCCAGTGATTTCTTAAAACGAATCATGCCCGTATTTCAACTTGATTATTTTGTAAATTCATATTTGAAAAAAGTTGCTTTGTGGTGCACAACGTTTTATGAAGCTCATGAAAGGGCACCTTTCAAACATATTCAGGACATTTACGAATCAGAAGCACCAACTTTAAAAGATTCTGAGTCTGAGTTAATTGGTGACTTATTGAGAATGTTATCTGACCAGTATGATCAAGATTCGATCAATGTTGATTATCTGGCATCTTCTGCAATTGATTACTTTCGAAAAAGAGAATTAGAAATAATGGTAAACAATATTTCTGTTCTCAAAGAAAAAGGTGATTATGATGAGGCAGAGGAAGAAATAACAAAGTTCAACAAGGTAACTCTTGATCTTGATTCTGGCTCTTTGATAAACATTGGCGACATTGATCAGGTCACAGAGATATACAAACAAAGAGATGAGGAAGACAAGAACTTCTATAATCTTCCCGGAGATCTTGGCAGATACTTAGGAAATTACAAACGTGGCGATGTTGTGGGGTATTACGCTCCTGCTAAACGTGGTAAAAGTTGGACTCTTGTAGATCATTTCAAACAAGGTGTATTGCAGAAAAAGAAAACATTGTTTTGGTCTATCGAAATGACAAAGACAGAAATTCTCCCACGTATCATGAAATCTTTTGAACCTATGGTCACTGAGGCTGGCGAGTATACATACCCAGTTTTTGATTGCGTAAAGAATCAGACAGGCGAATGCGGTGATCGTGCTTCATCTGTAATAGTTTTAGATGGAGAAGAATTCATTTCAGATCCAACACATAAACCATGTACTATGTGTCAAAGCGGAAGAGGTCCACATGAATTTGATATGACCGTGTATGTAGATACCATATACAGACAAGCTGACGATATCTTCACAGTAAGCAGAATGATTGAGGGTTCAAAGAGATCACCAGGATATAAAGCAATGTTCAATAAGTACGGTAGATTGTCTGTTCATAAAAAATACACTTTAACCTATGACAAGATGATGCGAGATATTGAGGTATTGAATGCAATAGATGGATTCATACCAGATATTTTCATAATTGATTACGTTGATATTTTGGATATCGGTTCAAGATTCGATGATTATAGGGCAGTTGATGAGGCATGGAAGTTAATGGCAAAAATGGCTGGTGAATTTAACGTGCTTGTGATAACTGCAACGCAGGCGAATAAAGAAGGACATAAAGCTGGTGTATTAGATTCAACTCATCAAGCTGGATTTTATGGCAAGAATCAGCATGTCAATATGATGGTTGGTTTAAATCAATCTCCGAGCGAGAAAGAAATGGGTATTATCAAATATGGAATCACTGAGGCACGTTCTCAGCATTTCATTCCAGGAAAAACCTGTACAGTGCTACAAGACGTTAAAGCGGGTCAGTCATACCTTGATTCATATTATGATTTTTAATTAAAAAGGAGAGATTATGGACAGAGATGAATATGTAAGAGGCAGGAACGTATTGAAAAGAAAGCATGACGAAGAACTTTACGAACATGCCAAAAAGTTCGTACTTGAAAATGCAGAGTATGCAGTTGGTGATTTTGTCACAGATCATATTGGGACAATTTTGGTTGAACATATCACTATTGCTTATGGATTCAATAAAGAATATCCGGAAGCAGTTTACAAGGGAACAGCATACACGAAAGCTGGCAAGCCGTTTAAGAATGGTCAGACAAAAAGTGTATGGGCGTCAAATATACGCAAATGATTTTGATTGATTTAAGAGCTTTTCTCGCTCAAAGACACATAGAGCTATGTAAAATAAACAAAAGTGCTTGAAACAGAGAAGGAATCAAGTACGTTTTAAGATTCTTGTATCTTCAAGATCAGTAATCTAAAAAAGAGAGAATAAAACAATGTATGGTCAATGTCCTATATGTGGTCAGAAGTTCGGGTATGACGGTTTTGAAGATTTTCCATTATGTGAGCATATGTCCAAAAAACAAGCTCAATTAATGCGTGATAAACCAGTGATCACAAAAATTATGCCAGGCGGAAGGGGATCAGGAAAAAAAGCTTTCCCTTTAACTATTCAGAAATTAAGGGAAAAAGAATAATATTAATTTTTTATTAATATTTTATTGACATATCATTATTTAATCATTATATTGTTTACAACTTGTACTTGAGTAACTTGATTAAATTTTTTTATTAATGCATTAAGAAGGAGAAGAAAGAAAATGGCCAAAAAATTCCCAACAAACGAATTCAAAGCTGCCGTAAAAGCACTGAACAAGGTTTTGAAAGAAGCCGAAAAAACGCCCATCAAATTTGTAGGCGTTAAAAGAGAAGAAATTGTTGAAAATTTCACCAACGTTATCATTGACTACCGTGAACAGGACATCGTTGAACAGCTTCCGGATGAAGCAATCAATTTCTACAACAATCACATTGCTTCCACCGAAGAAGATGATTCTGCCGATGAAAAGAAAGATGCCAAAAAAGGTAAAAAGAGCGGCAAAAAAGCTGATAAAAAGGCTGATAAAAAAGAGAAAAAAGCCAAAAAAGCCAAAAAACCTGCCGGTCCCAAAGTCGGATATGAAATCATTCGGGCAATCGTTGACAACGACAATTCCCTCGACCGTGAAAAAGTTCTGGACGAAGTTGTCAAAGTCTTCCCTGATCGTGAAAAAAGCGGCATGAAAACAACTGTAAATCATGTTGTCGGTGTTATGACAAATTATTTCAAATATGTGAAATCCCTGGAAAAATAATTTCCCATGTCTGATAATATAATTTCTCATAATTATATTAAAAAAACTTCCCTTGTTAAGTTAGATAAATTAGCAAGGGAAGTTTCGTATGATTATGACATAGAATTTGACGGCAAAAACACTTTCAGCATTGATAATATTCCTGAGTTTCCCAAAGACTTTAAAGTTGGATTGATAGTCGGTGCATCTGGTAGTGGCAAAAGTCTGATATTAAAGAAATTCTTTGGAAGACCAAAAATATTAAAATGGAATAGAGAAAAATCAATTGTTTCTCATTTCAAATCCAAAAAGATAGCTGAAAAAAAGCTATTCGCAGTTGGTTTAAATTCAATTAAAACTTGGTTAAGACCCTATCACGTTTTATCTAACGGCGAAAAATTCAGGGCATCTCTTGCAAGACAATTAAAATCAAATATGGTAGTTGATGAATTCACATCTGTTATTGACAGAACAGTGGCAAAATCAGCCTGCAATTCCATGAGTAAGTACATAAAAAAGAACAAGCTAAGTGGAATAGTTTTTGCTACTTGTCATTATGATATTATTGAATGGATACAACCGACCTGGGTATATGATGTGAGTACAAATGAATTGTATTCTGGGAGGTGGCTTCAACGACCTGAAATTGAAATCCGAATATATGAGGGAGATCACTCCTCGTGGAAGATTTTTAGAGAGCATCATTATTTAAGTGGTGAAATACTAAAATCTTCCAAAGTATTTCTTGCCTTTTTTAACGACATTTTGGTCGGGTTAATTGCTGTCTGTACTTTACCATCTGGCACTGTAAAACATGCTTGGAGAGAACACAGAATCGTGATTTTACCTGACTATCAAGGTTTTGGCATAGGCATACGACTGTCAGAAAAGATTGCGGAACTTTATGTAAGCAAAGGTCACAGATATTTTGCCAAAACATCTCACAGAAAGCTTGGCGTATATAGAAATCAATCTGATAAATGGCTGGCAACAAGCAGTAACGGTTCCACAAACTCAGCACCAAATAAATTCTTTAAGCACTGGAAAACTTCTAACGGTAGATTGTGCTTTTCGCATGAATTCATTTATAAAAAGGTAATAAAAAATGATAGTAAACAGAAAACTTTTTTGTGAAATACTGGACGCAATTAAATTTGGACTATCCAAAAGTAAATCTTTGGAAAGTATGTTGTATTTTCAATTCACTGGAAAATATTTAATTGCATACAACAATCAAATCTTGGCAAAACATAAATTCGAATCAGATTTTACTGGTTTTGTTCATGCCAATAATCTCATCAGAACGATGAACAAGATCACTGATAAAGAGGTTTCTATTGCGGTTGAAAATGAAAACTTCATAATCAAATCATCAAAGGTAAAATTAAAACTGGCTTTGCTCAATGATGAAGAAATCAAAGAAAGAACAGATATCATTATTGCAGAAGTAAAAAAATGCGAATGGATAAAGGTGCCGGAAAACTTTCTTGAATGTCTGAAACTTTGCCATTTTGCTATATCCAAAAATGAATCTCAAAATACGTTGCAATATGCATACATCAATAAAGACCAAATGTTTGCATCTGATAACAATCGTATTGCTCTAACACCATTGTCAAAGAAAATGAAAACGATGCTGATCAAACATGATGTTATTTCCGTTCTGTCTGACCTTGATGTCAAACAATACGGCATCACAAAATCTCATCTTCATTTTAAAAACGATGATGATAAATTCACACTATCCATAAGAAGGGTTGTTGGAAAATACCCTGACTTTTCTGAGATTCTTGAAGATGCTAAAAAAGGAACTGAGATCACTTTATCTTCCGGCATATCAGACAATCTGGAAATATCAGAAATATTCAGCACTGAGTTTGATTCTTCCGTAACAATAAAAATCAAGAAAGGTGCTTGTTTCATCTCTGCAAATTCTGACGCAGGCAAAATGAATACAAAAACAAAGATTGATTACAAAGGCGAAGATCTTGAATTTCATATCAATCCTACGTTTTTGAATGAGATGTTAAGTTATTCATCAACAATAATTCATGGAGAAGGAAAAGTAAGTCTGCAAAGCAAGAATTTATTGCTTATAACGGCACTGATGGAAAAAGACTAAGGAGAAAAGATGGGCTTTTTTACATCCACAGAAATAAGTCGAAAAACTGAGGTAAAAGTTGATCCTGATCAACTTGAAGCAGATTGCTTAAAATGCCAATTATATAAACGTTGTGACTCTCCCAAGATAAAAGTTTCTGGGGAGGGTCGCAAAGAAATATTAATCATCAATAGTTTTCCTACTCCGGAAGAAGATGAATATAATGCAACCATCATTGGAGAAGCTGGAAAAATTCTACAAAAAGCCTTAGCCAGTATTAATGTCTCACTCAGTCGAGATTGCTGGAAAATGCATTCGGTAAGTTGCAAACCTCCCATGGGTAGAATCCCATCCCATAAAGAAATAAAATGCTGTCATCCAAATGTGGAAAAAGCAATTAGAACTCTGAAACCAAAATTAGTTCTGCTTTTGGGTCCTATTGCAATCACATCTTTGTTTGGAGAAAACTTTTCAAATCGTAAAATTGATAGATGGCGATCATACGAAATACCAGATTCAAAATCCAATTGTTTTGTAATGTGTTTACATGCTCCCTATCAGCTTTTACGTGAGCAAAAGAATAAAAATCTTCATTCTGTCTTTGAGCGAGACATAAAAAGAGTATCGCACTGTCTAAAACGTTCGTTTGAGCCGAAAATAAACTATGAGAAATATGTTACTATACTTCGAGAGTTTAAAGCTGTTAAAAGCTTCTTAAAACGAATTCTAAGAAGAAAGCAAAAAATTGCATTTGATTATGAAACGACTGGCTTAAAACCATTTCGTGCAGGACATAAAATAGTAACAATTGGTGTTGCTGTTGACGCAAAAAAAGCGTATGCATTTCCTTTTGATTACAAATCATATTGGACAAAAAAAGAATTAAGAACTATAAAAAGATTGTGGGCAAAGATTCTGCTTGATGAAGAAATCAAAAAGATGGCTCATAATCATAAGTTTGAAGATATGTGGTCAACTGTTCGTGGTGGTGCAAGACCAGTAAATTGGCACTGGGACACAATGATGGCAGAACACATCATAGATAACCGCAGAGCATCAACCGGGTTAAAGTTTCAAACATTTGTCAGATACGGTGTTAGACCTTATGACGAGGTAATAAAACCATTTCTTAAATCAAAAGATGGCGAATTCAATACAGTTGAAAAGGCTCCATTCAAAGAACTGCTGATCTATAATGGTCTTGACTGTATTTTTCTTTGGATGCTTTATAAGGATCAAACCGCATATCTGCCTCGTATGAAGCGAATGTTTAAAGCATACAAATTCTTTATGAAAGGTACTCATACAATGAGTGGAATTCAGTTAAATGGAATCCACACTAATATGAAATACTTCGATGAAACTGATAAAAAATTGGAAATCAGAATCAAGAAGTTAAAGAAATATCTTTCTAATGGTCGTGAAGCAAAAAAATTCAAAAAGAAATTCCATAGAGAGTTGAACATTGGCTCTAATCAAGATCTTGGTAAATTATTTTATGAAGTACTTGGCAAAGAACCTGTTTTAACTGAAAATGGAAATTATAAAACAGATAAGCCCACTTTAGAAAGATTGAATCTTCCATTTGTAGATAAGCTGACAGACATGAAACGTCTTGAAAAAGCAAAAGGAACTTATCTGGCTCAGTTTGCAAGAGAGACTTATAAAGGAACAATAAATCCATTCTTTGATCTTCATATTCCAGTAAGTTATCGTGGAAGTAGTTCAAAACCAAACTTTCAGAATCTTCCAAAACGAGATCCAGAAATTGGCAACTTGGTAAGAATGGGTATTATACCAAGACCGAACTCTGTAATAAGTGAAATTGACTTTTCTGGTGCAGAGGTTATAACTTCTGCCACATATCATCATGATCCACAATTCATTCATGATATTACCGAAGGTGATATGCATAGAGATTTGGCAATAGATCTGTTTATGTTGCCATACAAACTTATGGACAAGACAAGGTCCGAATACAATGCAGATCAAATAAAATGCATCAAAAAGATTCGATTCTTTGCCAAAAATGGCTGGACATTTGCTCAGTTCTACGGTGATTGGTTCGGATCATGCGCTCTAACTCTTTGGGAGTCAGTAGTTGAAGCTGGTTTAAAACTTCCAAACGGTCAGACTGTCAGAGAATGGCTTGAAGAAAAAGGCATTTATGAATTGGGCGAAGTAATAGATGGACAGCCCACAGAAGGCAGTTTTATGGAACACTGCAAAAATGTCGAAGAACAAATGTGGAATGAAAGATTCCCATTATACACTCAGTGGAAGAAAGATATTGTAGAATTCTATCAGATGCATGGATTTATCGAAACTCATCTTGGGTTTAGATTTCAGGGATATATGGATAGAAAACAATGCACAAACTTCCCAATTCAGGGAACATCATTTCATTTGCTTGTATTCACTTTAATTGAAGTTGAAAAATTCATTAAAAAGCATAATCTCAAAACAAAACTGATTGGTCAGATTCATGATAGTTGTATTGCTGATGTTCCATTAGATGAAATAGTTTTCTATCATGAAGGTGTTAGAAAAATTGTTGCTGATTTAAAGAAAACATTTAAATGGCTCACAATACCCATGGAAATTGAAATCGAACTGTCTAAACCAAAAGAAGACGGTGGAAATTTCTCAGCTATGGTTGAATATACAATGGACGAAATAAAAGAAATGTATCAGGAGGCCGCATGACAAAAGAAAACAAGACATTAAAAGAAAAAATGGATGACTTAAACGCAGACCATAAAAAAGCAAAGTCTGTAGCAGTCAAAGAAATTGGAAATGCTTTGAAAAAGGCAATGGATCAATTTAAAGAAGATACTGGCGGAATTATTATAACTGGGGTATCAATAGATTTTCAAAGACATTATCGTGCAGGTTCTTGTGATGTGAGTATTATAACTGACATTAAATTGGAAACAAATGCGGAGATAGAATAAAATGAAATCAAATTCACCTATTGATTGGCATGGAGTTGGTGTATATGCCATGATGATTTTTGTACTTGGTTTGGCATTCATTGGACTATGTTTACCTGTATTGAAAAGTTTAGCCATTATTAAATGGCTGATTAACTAAGGAGATAATATGGAAATGCCAGACAAAGTAGACATACTATTTTGGATAGTAATAGGTATTATTTTTATAATACTTGCTGGAGTATCTATTCGAGGATGCAAGATGGGTACTGATCCTACAGACTATGAATCTATCTGTATTGAAGGTCACGTTTATCATACAGTGAACTTTGGTCAAAAAATGGCTGTTGCTATTAAATTGGATGATGATGGGAGACCTATCAAATGCCAACAATTGAACCAATGATCGGTCCTGACATACCTGATTTGCCTTGCATTTATCATGACGAATGTGAGGATTATCTTGATACTGAATATTGTCCTTGCGACGATTATACCTGGAGAAAAGATGAAGATAAATAAAAATAAAATACCTCTGATAATAGATCCATTAGGAAAGGCATGGAGACAGCCAGATTCAAAAGATTTCTTGATTGACGATGATTCGGTTATTATGACTGCGGAAGCATGTAATAAGCTTGCAGAATATAGTACCTCACGCCCTTCTGGTGTTTATGCAGGTAAGATGTGGAAGCGTGTAACAAACAGAGGAGAGAAGATTCTGTGTTGGTATGGTTATCATGAAAGTCCTGATCTTTGTTCCATTAATGAAAGAACCATATTATTTGCATAAAGAGCATTAAGAAATTAATAATATGTTCTTGACATATTAATAATAAAAACATATATTAATTACTACAATATGTTTACAAAAAATTATGAAAAAGAGGTAAGAAAATGGCCAGTAAAACAATATCAATAACCATTCCTGAAAAACTGGAAGAAGATCTGCAAAATCAAGCTGATAAAATAGGAATTTCACGATCTCGTTTTATTGGCAATTTATTGCTTGAATGGCAGAAAAATCAATCCAAGAACCCAAACGATTGTGTTAATCAAAATAATAACTGGTGCAGTCATTTTGATTGGGCATGTAATGCTCCACAATCTGAGGCAGAAACTTGCAGTGAATATTCAAAAAAGTAAAGAGGTAAATCTTGTCACTTCAAACAGAGTATCGCCCAAATTCATTTAAAACATTCGTTGGTAATGAAGACATTGTAAAAAGTCTAAAACCAATACTGAAAAGAAAAAATCCTCCTGCGGCATTTTTATTCACTGGTCAAGGAGGTACTGGCAAGACAACACTTGGAAGAATTGTTGCAAGAGGTCTTGGATGTAAAAAATCAAATTTCAAAGAATTGAATTCAGCAGATGATAGAGGTATTGATGGAATCCGAAATCTTCTGAACAGTATAAAATATTCTGCTCTCGGTGGAGGAAAGAAAGTATTTCTCCTTGATGAGGCACACATGCTTACAAAACCATCTCAGGAAGCTTTGTTAAAAGCTCTTGAAGAACCACCTGAACATGTACATTTCATTGTATGCACTACAAATCCTGAAACACTAAAACAAACATTTAAAAGACGTTGCCATGCTTATGAGCTTGATGCATTAAAAGATTCTGAAATGCAGGCATTAATGAGAAGGATTCTCAAGAAAGAGAAACGAGAAAAAATATCAATGGCTGTTAGAGATAAAATCGTTGAACTTTCTGATGGTTCAGCAGGTCAGGCTTTAAAACTTCTTGATCAAGTCATTGATATGGATGATACTGATCGTGCAATAAGTACACTTCAATCTGCCGGAACATCTGAATCTGAGGTTATTGATATTTGCAGAACTCTTTGCCATTACAATATGCCTTCAAAAACAAAATGGTCTAAAATTAAAAAAATGCTCAAAGAATACAAAGGAGATGGGGAATCAGCAAGAAGACCCATTCTTGGGTATTTAAACTCTGTTTTGTTGAATAACGGCGGAGATGAAGTCTGGACTATGATGCAACCATTCAGAAAAAACTTTTTTGATGACGGAAAAGCTGGATTATCATGTGCCTGTTATGAAGCAATTTTTGATGGTCCTGAATAATGAGAAATGTGGAATTAAATAATCTGCCGGTCAACTACAATGACTTGGATTGGTATCAGCGCAAAATTGTGCGTGAAAAGTATATCGAAAAGCAAAATAAAAAATGTAGTCATTGTGGAGAATCTTTATATAAAAATCCATGCTCAAGTGTGAGATGTCTGAAAATAGATATAAATTTATTTCCAAAAAACTTTTTTAAAAGTTTCATTCATCTGCATCATAATCATACAACAGGCATGACCATAGGAGCAGTTCATTGTTATTGTAATGCAGTCTTATGGCAACATCATAACGAGTAATTGGGAGCAATTATGTCTAAAAAGAAAAACAAGGCAAATAAATTAGGAGATGATATCTCCAAAGATTTATTGATAAACGATAATGATCTTGATGCCGAATGGTCAGAACAAGGATCAAGATTCTTTTATTATGCAGAAGCACATGCCGAAGCATTGCATACCAAAGACATTAAAAAATCAAAAATGGATTATGTATATGCCACTATGTATTCGAGCATTAAAAAAGATTGGGAAAAAATCTTTGATACAAAACCAACCGAGCCAGCAATCAAAGAGCATATTTATTCGACTGATAAATATAAAAAGGCTGAACGTGCTTTTATTAACGCCACAAAAGATGCAAATCTGATGTTGGCCGCAAAACAGGCATTTGAGCATAGAAAGAAAGCACTGGAAAATAAAGTGTCTTTACGAATTGGTGGATTTTATTCAGAACCAAGAAATAAAGTAAAAGACATTCAGACTTTGCAGATGCGAAAAGATCAGAAAACTGGTCTTAAAAAAGGACAAAGGCCATAGAGCCGTTTAATCCGTTAAAGTAAGGAGAAAGTTGTTATGGGTTTTCGTGACAGAATGCGAAAAAAGAAAAAGAAAGGCGGAGGGCTTCAAAGGAGGCACAACGCTGGTACTAAAGCTACTAAAGGTAGATATCCAACTATCTTTAACAATGAAGCTGTGCCAGATGGGATTGAATTTTGGAAATGTACCGAAGCAGATCATTTGGTTGATATTATCCCATTTGAAGCTGGTCCGGACATGCCGTTCGATGATAAGTTAAAACCTATTTCAAGTGAAGGCGACTTGGATTATGTTTTAGATCTATTTGTTCATACGAACATTGGAAACATGAACAATCCTTATGTTTGTCCCTATGAAAACTTTGGAAAACCCTGCCCAATTTGTGAATTTCTCAAAGCAAATCGAATTCACAAAGACATTTGGAAAAAGCTGATTGCCAAACACAGAGTTGTTTATTTTCTCTGGGTGCATGATAGCAGAAAAGAAGAAAAGAAAGGCGTCCAGATATTTGAAGCTTCTCATTTCTTCATGGAGCAAAAAATTGCTTCAATTGCAAAATCTCCCAAAGGTGGAGGGTATACAAATTTTTCATGTCCTGACAATGGAAAGTCCCTTGCGTGGACTCGTGAAGGTGCAGGAATGGAAAATACCCAATATCTTGGACATCGTTTCATTGATAGAGAATCACCTATCCCTGATAAAATTGTCGATTCAACATTTCCGCTGGACAGCATCGTTAACATGCATCCAGAATATGACGTTATTAAAAAAGCATTTTTGGAAACTCTCAAAAAGCTGAAACTTGACGTTGATGGCGATGGCGATGAAGAAATTGAAGATGATGTGCCGTTTGATGATGATTCAATGGGCGACATTGATGATTCCAAATTCGGTGAAAAGAAAGAGGGCGGCAAGAAGAAAAAGAAGAAGAAAAAGAAGAAAA